TGGCCTCTCAACCTATGTCGCAAACCCTAACGTCGAATCTGCTGTATTGGCTATCTCTGTCGAAATCTTCCAAGCTCGCACAGCCTCCGGCGGATCAATCGAAGGAATCGATTTCGCAGTAACGCCTTATCGCTTATCTAAGAATCTTCTCGCAAAAGTAACTGGTCTTCTTGGCCCATACCTCGACACAGATGCGATGGTTGGCTAATGCCTAGCACTATTCTTTCCTCCATCCGGACACCGCTGGCCACCGCGCTCGGGTCGGTATCTGCGAACGTTTATTCATACGTTCCAGAGGCGGTTCAAGTGCCAGCGGTTATTCTTGTTCCAGATTCGCCTTACCTAGAACTCAACACAATCAACGACTCAACCATTCACGCCAAAATCAATATGACCATCACTTGCGGAGTCGCCTATCTTTCTAATCCTGCTTCTCTCGATAATCTCGAGCAACTCATCATCTCAGTTTTGGCAGTTATACCGGACGGCTACACAGTCGGCCCAGTCGAACGGCCTTCGGTTACGCAAGTGGGTGCGGTCAATTTATTGGTCGCAGATATTCGCGTTTCCACCTATTACACACAGACTAACTAAGGAGAAAAAGTGGCAACAGTAGTCATTACTGGTCGCGACGTTTCGCTATCTTTCACAGGTGGAACAGATATTGAAGCCCAAGCGACTAACGCAGTCTTGACAAAGACCAACGTTCGCGAGACCTATCAAACACTCGACGGCGAGGCTTACAAGACAGTCAATATCGAAGGAACCTTCCAGCTGGATATGCTCGCGGACTGGGGGAAGGCAAACTCAGTATGTGAGGCTTTATGGACTGCGGCAGAATCCGCGCCAGACACAACTATCACAGTAAGCCTAACTGCCGCCACAGGCGCAGTATTCTCATTCCCAATCCTTCCAGAGTTTCCAACTGCTGGCGGATCAGGAATCGACGCACAGACAGTTTCCTTCACCTTCAAAGTTTCAAAGGGTGAAGTAACAGAAACCTTCAGCTAAGAATAGGAATCGGGAGCTATGAAGTTATCAATCAAAATCACATACACGAACGGCGAGGAAGTCACTTACGTCGCTGGCTTACCCGAATGGGCTAAGTGGGAACGAAAGACTGGCAAGTCGATTTATTCAATGAAGGATATTTCGGCGTATCAGCAAGCGGACTTCCTCGATTTGGCTTACTTTGCTTACAAACGCGAAGCGGCTGGAAAGCCAACTAAGTCCCAAGAAATTTGGGAGTTATCAATCGATGAAATGACGATTGGAGATGAAAGCCCAAAAGTTACGAGTCCGGAAGCGTAAATCGCCTTATCGTCGAAGTGGCGATAGCAACCGGAATTCCGATGAGCGAATGGACTGACATCGACCAAGTCTTGACGGCAATAGAAATACTGAAGGAGCGGAATGGTGGCAGATAGCGGATTCAGCGCATACACCCAGCGCGAACTTCGGCAATTAGCAAAAGCGTTTTCCTTGATGGGGGATGAAGCTGTCGATGAGGCTCGCAATACTTCGAACGCTTTGGCGTCGTATGCTTATGATGAAATCCGCCAAGCCGGATACGGCCGAACAGTTTCAGCCAGAGCAGTTCAACGAATCGTCGATGGCGGTAAAGTTAGCAAAACATCAAAGACCGGTCGCATCTCTTTTGGATTTGCCTCTCAGCGTTTTTCTGGTGGAGCAACGACACAGCAACTTTGGGGCGGCTTGGAATTTGGTGATCCAACAGGTAAGTATCCACAATTTCCGACGTATAGCGGCAGATATGGCGCAGGAGCCCGAGGTTGGTTTATATATCCGACCCTTCGCAGAATTCAGCCTGAACTAACTCGACGTTGGGAAGACGCAATAAATAAAGTCGTAAAGAAATGGACTGCGTAAATGGCTAAAGAATGGCGCACCCTCAAACTTGAACTCTTAGCTGAGACAAAACAATTCGTCTCGGATATGAAGAAGTCCGAGAATCAAGTCGATGGATTTGCCGGACAGGTTGATAAATTTAGTGCCAAAGCCAAAGCCGCATTTGCCGCGGCCGCCGCCGCCGCTGGCGCTTATGCTGTCAAGTTGGCAGTCGATGGTGTCCAAGCCGCAATCGAAGACGAAGCCGCCCAGCAACGTTTGGCAAATGCTCTAAAGAATGTCACAGATGCGACTGACGTTCAAATTGCCGCTATCGAGAAACAAATCCTAAAGACTTCTCTCGCGACTGGCGTCGCCGATGACAAGCTTCGCCCTGCCTATCAGCGACTTGCCATCGCAACTGGCGACCTAACTAAGTCGCAAGATTTATTGACTTTAGCTCTCGATATTTCTGCCGCAACTGGCAAAGACGTCGAGACAGTATCCAACGCGTTAGGTAAAGCGTATGAAGGTAATACTGGCTCACTCACTCGCCTAGGCGTTGGTCTATCTGCCGCTGAAATAAAGACTCTCGGGCTTGAAGGCGCAATCAGCCAACTCAGCTCAACATTCGGAGGCGCGGCGGCAACTCAAGCCGACACCTTCCAAGGCAAAATTGCTAGAGTCCAAGTCGCTTTCGATGAGGCCAAAGAAACTCTCGGAACTGCCCTTCTGCCATTGATTGAAAAGTTCTTGACGTTCATTACAACCACCGCCATCCCTAAACTGAAAGAATTCAAAGAAGCGGCTATTGATCCAGTCATCAAAGCGTTCAAAGATAATGAGGAAGCAATTCGCGGACTTTACAATTTCGCCAAAGACTTCTTAGTCCCATTCATCACCTTTACTCTTGGCAACGCAATCTCGGGTCTCAGCAAAGTTGCTAGCGGTATCGTCCAAGCGGTCTCGATAGCTCTCAAAGCTCTTGAGCCAATCATCAACGCCGCTATTGCTGGAATCAATGCTCTGATTAGGGCAAAGAACGCGCTGACGACTGGCCCAGATACTCCGACAATCGGCCGAGTCAGCTTCGGCGGAGGCGGTTCGACAGGATCTAACACAGTCGCTCCGGGCGGCTTGCCATTTGGGGGAACCGCTGGTGGGTCATCTGGGGGAACATCAGGATTTCCGAATATTTCAACCATTACTCCCCCACCTATTGCGGGAGGAACAGGCACAGGATCAGGAACAGCCACCGCTGGTTCGGCTACTTCCGGAACTCCAGTTTTTAGCGTTCCGGGAATTGGAAACCCAAGTCAATTCGTCCGCGATTTCATCGGCTTTACTCAAACAGGAACCGGTGCTTTGGGCGGTCGAGGAGATCTTCGGCCAGATGACGGAGGCGGAATTACAATCGTCGTTCAAGCTCCAAGCGTTATCGATGAAGAAGGATTTACTCGCGCAGTTGTCTCAGCCCTCAACAATTCAACCAACCGAGGAACCACAGGCGGCGGCGACATTAGGAGCTCGGCTCAAATCCTATGACCCTTTGGACTCCAACTTGGCGCGTCAAGGCTAACGGCACAGACGTCACAAATATTGCCCTGACTAACCTTTCCATTACTTCTGGGCGTACTGACTTCAACGCTGATACTTTGCCGAGTTATTGCTCGCTGACCCTTATCAATACGACAAACGCGGTCTATAACTGGTCAATCAACACTTCAATCTCCATCGAAGTTCAAGACTCAACTAACACTTACGTTCCCATCTTTGGCGGTCGTATTTCTGACCTTGCTATTGAAGTCAATTCTTCGGGCAACACCGGCACAGTCACTCGAGTCAGCATTACCGCCCTCGGAGCGTTGAGCAAACTTCAAAGAGCTTTATTCGATGGAAACTTGACTGAAGGATTAGACGGCGCACAGATAACACAGCTCCTTGCCGATTTACTCCTTGCCGCTTGGAACGAAGTCCCGACGAGCCTGGCTTGGGCCGATTATGACCCTACTGAGACTTGGGCTAATGCTGGCAACGTTGGACTCGGAACGATTGACGCTGGCGAATACACATTAGTCAGCCGACAGATTTCGGATCAATATCTCGCGCCTATTGCTTCTAGCATTTCTAAGAGCGCACTTGGGTATCTCTACGAAGACCCTCAAGGCCGCATTTCTTACGCCGATGCCAGCCATCGACAGGATTATCTCGAAGCCAATGGTTACACCGAACTGGATGGCTTCCACGCCCTCGGCTCGGGCATCTCAGCAGTCACTCGCCAAGGCAATCTCTTGAACAGCCTGACAGTCAATTACGGCAATAACTTCAATTCCGCCTACACTTCAGAAAATCTGACCAGCCAATCAAACTATGGACTTTATGCCGAAGAATTTCAGTCTTACCTAAAGAACGCCACCGACGTCGAAGACTTCGCCGATAAGGTTATTGCCCTCAGAGCTACTCCCTACGCTGAGTTCAAATCGATTACCTTCCCAATCCAGAATCCCGAAATCGATGACGCTGACCGCGACGCGCTCCTTGGCGTATTTATGGGCCTACCAGTTGCCATCAATAACCTTCCGGCCAATATCTCGGGCGGATCGTTTCTAGGTTTCGTCGAAGGTTGGTCATTTAGGGCATCAGTTGGCGGCCTTTATATAACCCTGAATCTCAGCCCAGCAGAGTTCAACACATTTACCGAGGCTTGGGAAGACGTAGCACCTTCCCTTACTT